GCATCGTCTACCAACGGGAAAGCCTCGGCCGTGGGCCGTACATGCACATGCAGGGCATGACGGGAATTACCCGCGTGACGTTCACGGTTTCGGCTGTTGGCGAGTCGCTGCTGGAGGTGCGAAACCTCGCGCGAGCTATTCGGACAGCCCTACAATTCAAGAGGACGGAGGCTATTCGGCTCGCGGTCGTTAAGGACGATGACGACGCCCAGGAGCCGCCCGCCAACGGCGAGCAGTTGCCGATTTATCGCACGGACGTTTCGGTAGAAGTCACGTACACGGAGAGTTGAGACATGGCGATTGACATCGGGCAAGGCACGTACGTTACGTTTGGCACGGCGTTGCAATCCGCGACCGGCTACAAGATCACGGGCGTGAATCACGGCGGCATTTCGCGTGCTGTTGCTGATGCCACGCATATGACGAGCACGGCCAAGGAGTTCGTCGGCAGTGCCATCTACGACCCCGGCGAGTTGTCGGTCGAGGTGCTTTTCGACCCGGCGGTCAGGGTTACGGCCGACCTAACAAACGTCGCCACCAATCAAGTGGTAAATGTGTACTGGGCAGCCGGCGGCACTACCACGATGATGTGGAGTGCCTACGGATTTGCCACCAGCTTTGAGGCTGGGGCGCAGATGGAAGACATGATGAGCGGCACGCTCACCATCAAGCTCAGCGGCACACTGTCGACCTCGAGCTGATAGGAGGCGCGGATGGCTCTGACCCGTGAGCAGATTAAGGCCAAGCGGGGCGTGCGGCCCCGTGTCGCCGTCGAGGTGCCGGAACTTGGCACGGTCTACGTCGCCAAGTTTGCGGCGAAGGACCGCGACCGGTTCGAGCAGATGGTGACGGGCGGCCGTGTCGGCGGCAACGTCAACCTCGACAACGTGCGGGCCCGATTCGTGGCCATGGTGTGCGTCAACGAAGACGGCACGCGGATGTTCGAAGACGGCGACGCCGAATGGATTGGCGAGCTCGACACGGACATTGTGCAGACCATCGTGGACGCTGGGTTCAAGCTGAACGGTATCGGCGTCAATGCAGTGGAGGAGGCGGCGGGAAAATAGAAAGCCGGCCGGTGCTGCTGTTCCTGTACCGGCTGGCGTTGAAGCTGGGAACGTGGAACGTCGAGGGTCCAGGCGGACTCGCGGAGGTGATGCCGGTAGACCAGCTGTACGGATGGATGGGGTACTACCTCATTGAGCCGTGGGGCGACGAGTGGCTGCGGGACGCAGTCGCACATTGCCAGCGGTACAACGCCAACCGAGGAAAGAACAAGCCGCCGAAGAAGCCCGAGGACTTCATGCCGGTGCCGAAGCGAGCCCAGACGCCAGACCAGATCCTCGCCACGTTGAACGCAATCCCACGCCCACAGTGATGCCATGGCCAAGAACTTCGGACGCGTCAACGTCAGCGTCACGGCCAGCACTGGCGGGCTGACGGCGGGGCTGGCTCGAGCGAGCAAGCAGCTCAAGGGCTTTCAGTCTGGCGTCAGCGGCATGTCGGCGTTGGGTGGTGCCCTTGGGCAGATTTCTCCCATGCTGCTGCCGGTAGTGGGTGGGTTTGCCACGCTGGCGGGGGCAATTGCCGCCCTCGCGTCTGCGACGCGTGCGGCCGAGGCGTTGCACAATCTGTCGCAAGAGTTGGGCGTGGCTACTGGCGACCTGCAGGTGATGCAGCAAGTAGCTGCCGAAACGGGCGTCAGTCAGGAGGCGTTGACTGCTGGGCTGCGGCGTACGTCTCGTATGGTCGGCGAGTTGGCACAAGGGTCAAAGCCGGCCGAGAAGGCGTTTGCCCAGTTGGGCCTGACGATGCAAGACATGGCTGGGCTGTCCACGGCCCAGCAGTTCGCGTTAATTTCGCAGCGCATCGCCGCCCTGCCGCCGCAGATGCAGGCTGCCGCCGCCATCGACATCTTCGGTCGTAGTGGGCAAGGGCTGCTGAACTTCATCCGCTCGGGCGCAGACGGCATCGGGGAGATGGACACGCTGCTGACCAATCTCGGCGTGAAGATGAGCGGTCCGCAAGTCGCAGCCATCGAAGCCATGGGCGACGCAATTGGCCGCCTGGCGTTGCCGATGCAGGGCTTCGTCAATCAGTTCCTGGCCAACCTTGCCCCTGCCATCACCACGGTATCCAACCTCATCGTGGAGTTCTTCGCTAAGAACACGGCCGGCTGGACAGTGGCGAAGACGCTTGCCGACGGCTTGGTGTTTTCTATCCGCATGGTGGTCGGTGCCGTCACGCTGCTCACTGGCATCTTCCAGGTCTTCATGGCTCTTGGCTCGCAGATTGGCCAGATGTTCAGTGAGGTGTTCTCGCTCATCTTGTCTGGCGTTTCTCGCGTGATGAAGTCAATGGCCGCCTTGGCCGACGCGGCCGGATTTGATGGCCTGGCCGACAGCCTGGCGGAAGGCAGCCGTGGTGCCCGCGCGATGGCACGCGGTGCCTCCGAGATGGGGCAGATGTACGGCGAAGAGGCCGCCAATAGTTTTGCCGCCGGCGTGCAGAATATCAGGAACCCGTTTGCAGCGTTTGATGCGGGATTCGCTCAAGCGCAGGCTGATGCTCAGGCTGCCAGTGCAGCCCAGGCAGGCAGTGCCGCCGGCCAGAGTATCGGCTCTGCCATCAAAGCCGCATCCTCCGAGCTTCGCGCCCTGGTGGTCGGCTCGTCAGAGGGCGAGTCGTTTCGCAACTCCCTGGCCCGTGGCGGCGACCCGCGACTTGCGGGCGGCGACGCCGCGAAGGCGACCGCCGACAACACCGAGCGAACCGCCGACGGCGTCGAGGATGTGGCCGCCGCCGTCCGCGAAATCCCCGGCTTCGGCCAAGCACAGATTGCGATGGTGTAGCCGATGGCCATTCGCACGGTTCGGCAACTGCGGTCGTTTGAGTTTTCGGAAACCAAATCCGAGAAGGGCTCAATTCAATACGCGGGCTCGGTTGAGCTGCTCATTATCTGCACCTCGGCCCCAGACTTCGGTGCCATCAAGAACGACACCAACACTTGGCCGGAGTTCTTCAATCGCGCGATTCCGCAGATCAACGACTTTGAGCCGGTCGGCGGCATTGACTTCTATGTCACCGGCCGAGACTTTTCGTACTACGACGATGAAAACGAGTTCTGCGTCAAATGCACTGTGAAGTATGACGCGAAGCCGGTTGACATCGACAATGACAAGGAAGACGAGCCGAACGACGAAGAACTGACGTGGCTGAAGATTTCTCTGCAGTCGCTGCAGGAGCGTCGCCCGGCAAGCGAGTCAAACCAAGATGACCCGAACGAGCCAATCAAGCCGCCGCTGAACTCAGCTGGCGACCCGGTCGACGGGCTCGAGGAAGACACTGCCCTACTGCGACTGACGTACACCAACACGAACGTCCAGGCACCTGACTTTCCGCTGCTGTTCACGTACCTCAATACCTGCAATCAGACGGCTTTCCTGGGTGCCGACCCGTACAAGCTTCGTGTCACCGGATACGGTGCGGAGTTTGACCAGAAAAATCAGGTCTGGAGTGTTTCGGTTGAGTGGACATACAACCCAGCGGACTGGAAGATCCGCTACTACGACGTGGGTTACAACGAAGTTGTCAGCGGTTATCGGATGGCCGTGCTTGATAAGTCAGGGAACCCCGTGTCAAAGCCGGTGGCGTTGAACCCCGACGGTTCCGCCAAGGATGTCGGGGAAGAACCCGATGTGCTGTCAATCAAGCCGTATGACGAGAAAGACCACACCACCATGCTTCGCAGCTGTGGGCTGCTGCCGTAGGAGAAAACGATGGCCAACGAAGTTTCTGTATCGCTGACTGTTGCTGTGGCAAATGGCAACCACAATGAGACATTTCAGGCCAGTGGCCTGCGGTTCAGCCAGGCGGCCCAGGGTGTCCACGCCCAGATCGTGAACGTCACGACCAATGTTTCAACGCTGAGCATCGGCGCCATTACGGCGGCTGGCTACGCCGGGTTTCGTAATCTCTCGACGGCCACTAGCGGCACGGCGTACGTGGCCATCGGCTCGTACGACGGCACGAACATTCAAGAGTTCTGCAAGCTCGCACGCGGTGCCGCAGCCGTTGTGCCGCTCGTGCCGACCGTCACGCTCGCAGCCAAGGGCTACGGCACCACCGGAAAGATTCGGTACGTCGTGTTTCAGGAGTGACCCGTGGCCGACACCTTCGGGTTCTCACTGAATGACGCCAAGCGAATCGGCAAGGCTGTTCGGCTCATTGAGCGGGACGAGCCGCGCCAGTCGCTCGGCGGGCCGAATGACGCGGCTATCTCGCGTGGCGTTCGCCTGCTTATCGCCAAGCACGAAAGCACGGCCGGCTGGGCCAAGGAAACCACGGCCATCGTGACGGTCTACAACGGCGACCCTATCGCCTCTGCCGTGACGGTCGTGGCCCACAATCAGTTCCTGACGTTCTCGACCACGACGGCTTGTACGCAGCGGTGGGTGGCCCTGGGTCACAACGGCTGGGGCTGGTATGCCGTGAACCAAGAGCGGGTGTGTACTGCGACGTGCTCGATGGAGGTCGCGGGCGTGGATTTTTCTACGCTCCAAGGATACCAGCCGACCGCGACGCAAATGCTTGGCCACGCTGCAGGTTGCATTCGGTGGTTTGATATTGCCACCTG